AAGTGTAGAGATCTACTGTTGTTGAATGATGCATACTGGAAGATTAATCTACCGAAGTATCCATGAGCAGCAACAATGTTGTATGTCTCCTCTTCTTGTCCAAATTTATATCCGTAGTTTTGACTTTCGTCTTCTGTTGTCTCTCTAATTAAAGAAGATGTAACCAAAGAACCGTGCATTGCACTGAAAAGACTACCACCGAACATTCCTGCTACCCCTGCCATATGGAATGGGTGCATTAGAATGTTGTGCTCTGCTTGGAACACAAACATAAAGTTGAATGTACCTGAGATACCTAGTGGCATACCATCAGAGAAAGAACCCTGACCGAATGGGTACACTAAGAATACTGCGAACGCAGCAGATACTGGTGCTGAATATGCTACACATATCCATGGTCTCATTCCTAATCTATAAGATAGTTCCCACTGTCTACCCATGTAGGCAGAGATTCCGATTAGGAAGTGGAAAATAATTAACTGATAAGGACCACCATTGTACAACCATTCATCGACGGTTGCTGCTTCCCATATAGGGTAGAAGTGTAGACCGATTGCGTTTGATGATGGTACAACTGCACCTGAGATGATGTTGTTACCATACATGAAAGAACCCGCTACTGGTTCTCTAATTCCGTCGATATCGACAGGAGGTGCTGCTATGAAAGCAACGATAAAGCATGCTGCTGCTGTTAGCAGGCATGGAATCATGAGTACACCGAACCAACCAACATATAGTCTGTTGTTTGTTGATGTTACCCACTCGCAAAACTCAGGCCACCCTGCTAGGAGTCCTTGTTGTCTGCGTGAAGTTGTGTTTAGGGTTGTCATTTAAAAAGACGTGTAAGTAGGGCATCGAGGGTTAGATGCGAAACTTATTTCCAGTAATCCCTTACTACTGGATAAAAGACGAAGTATTATACTGCCCATAGGTCTTGGTTGAAGCAGTCTGGGATGGCGATCCTTTCGAGTCCCAAGTAATGTGTTGGTTTCCCAACTGATTTATTTATATTAACAAAACTTTACAAATTTGTCAAGTTTTATGAAGCACTTCTTTCGTACTTCCAAGTATCATATGCGTCTTTGATTTGTTGCCACAAATATGTTTGCCCCTTCTCATGGAACTCGTCCACTAATGCTTTGCAGTTGCCACTCTCTGTATACTCATGGCAAAAATAGTATGCGTCTTTGTCTATGGTCACCTCGAAGAACATAAGTGCTCCAAGACAAAAGCGTCTCTCTTCGAGACGCTCTGGTGTGTATCTCCACTCATCAATCATGCTGTGCCATCCTGATTTCTTGTTTAGAATTGGTTGCCCACGTCATAGTGTGACATAGGTACTGATAGAATGCTGCCTTGTGTTTAGACAGGTTGGTGTATCGATTTAGTTTAACCCACTCGCCATTCTTATTGTATTCTAATGCAAAACGATCCATCGTCAAGCAGTAACTATTTTTATATAGCGAATACAGGAAGTCCGACTGTTGCTGTTACACTTGTTAAGCATAGAAATGCTAGTAGTGGTGCTACTTTTTTAATCATGTTGCTCCGTATACTGGTTGTAATATTCCGCCCCCTTGATCATTGTCATCATCATCCCCATCGGAGGCACGAAGGAATAATTCCACAAGAACGAGTGCCCCTATTGGATAGAGGCACCACATTATTGCTTGGAAAGGACTGATCTCCACTTATACAAACCCAGGAATGATTTGTCCTGTTGTTAGATAAGCACCTAGTCCTGCTATAATACCTAGCATTGCTAGTCTTCCGTTAAGTTGCTCTGCAACTTTCTTTGATTGTAGGTCTGTCATTAAAAAATACCTGGAACGATTTGTCCTGTTGTGACGTATGCGCCAACTGCTGCTACGA